CTATGAAGGCACATGGATTCACCTAAGTGTTGATCCTCGTAACCGTAGAGAAGTGCTTACTGCTCACTTTGGCAAGGGCAAAACAAAATACACCAAAGGCATCGCATGAAAAAGTGGTATAAGTCCAAGACCTTATGGTTTAACGTAGCTGTTGCCATTGGCGCAGCCGTAGAGGCATCTCTAACGCTAGTTCAAGGTTACTTTGACCCAAGGGTATTCCTAGCATTAATCGGGCTTGCTGCAGGGGTTAATGTGATCTTACGTTTCTTAACTACTACTGGCGTGTCCAAGTGATACCATTTAATTTAAAGTATGCGTTAATTGCTGGCGGTGTGCTGGTTGCTTTTATAGCAGGGTGGACTGTTAATGGTTGGCGGCATGATGCAGCATTAAAGAAGTCATTACAAGCAACCATCGAACTGCAACAAGCCTATGATGATTATGCTAGAGAGGCTGTGCTTAAGTTTCAAAATAAACAGACAGAGCAGGTTATTGTTTACCGAGCTTTGAAAGGTGAAGTTAAAAATGTTACAGATAACAGGATATGTTTTGCTGACAATGATGCTTTGCAGTTGTGGAACGCAGCCCTTACAGGTTTGCCCACAGCCACCGCAGGAACTACTCAAACGACCAGCACCACCAATACCGTTGAAGTTACAGATGAGCAAGTCCTTACCAACGTCATAGAGAACTTTGAACAAGCAAAGCAGATTCGTGACCAGTTAAATGCTTTGATTGATTGGTACGAGAGTTCTGCAAATAAATAAGCAGCTTAAAAGCATTAAGCAACTCATGATCCACAGGCTCTAGTATCTCTGGAAAGACAATGCCAACCATGCGGCAATCGTCTATGAGGTCTTGCGCTGGGCTTTTAATAATAATTCCCTTAGTTCTTTCATTTGTTCGTCAGTCATAATACTCCTCGCTAATTGTAACTCTTGTTTTAAATCCATTATTATGTAGTGATCTGATTCCATGCCTTGAGTTAGGTAACGGATATGCTCGGTCAGCTTCCATTCCTCACTCATACAGTCTTACCGATGTAGGTGGCAGTGCTGTCCTTGAAGTGAACATCAATTTCGCAGTCTAGCCCTTTAGTTCCATTGAATAATTTAATTAAGCCTATTCCAATGGAAAGAATACAAATAATAAGTAATCCAGCGATGATTACTGTAGCTTTATCGACACTTCTATCGCCACAGTCACAGTCACGGCCTTGGTTGCAATTTTGGTTACACGGCATATTAAACTCCTTTATCTGCAGATGTTCTGCCAGCGACCATTGACTTGCATATAGTCGCATTGACTTGTGCCGATTGGTGGCACTCGCAATGATGGCAGTGGTTTAAATTTTAATGTAGGCAGCGGTGTTAGTGGTGCAAAATTTGTTGATGGCAAATCCAACACGTTATCGCAAATGTCTATTGCCTCGCAATTCTGACCAAGGTCATCACATACATTGGACTTATAACACTTAGCCAGGACTGGCTGGCTAATTAAGGTTAATGCTATTAGTGTTATTAGATTACGTTTCATTATCTTTTAACTCCTCTAATTCTTTATCAGAAAAAGCATCAACCCAATTAACTTTTGGCTTGTCTTTTGGCTTGCGAAAGATAGCATCAAACTTATCAGCATAACTGTCGCTGTATTTGCTTTTGATTAAGTCACCAGTAATTGGGTTTTTAGTAGCCATGATTAAAAAGGATAATCCGTTTCTAAATCATCCATAGGATCAGCTTTTTTAACTGGCTGGCCTTGTGGGGCAAACGGCTCACTAAACGATATGCTCATAAACTTCTTGCCATTGCTTTCTTTTAACCATGCTCCCATACGCATCTTAACTCCATTGACCAAGCAGTCACCTTGATAGTCTGGGTGCTTGCTTTCAGTCTTTTTCTCATTCCTAAATAGTGCGCCACTGTTATCACGTTGTTCATATTGTGCCATTTTATAACTCCTAGTAATTGTTAAATTCTGCTGCTTCAATCTTACGATAATCAGGCACGATCCCTTGTGCCACCAAATACCCATCAAGCCAATCTGCTACGTTTATCTTTAATGCTGTGTTTTGATCTAACCCAGCTTCAAAGGCTGCTCGTAATAAATCAGCTCTGACTTCTTTTACTGTGTTCTGGGTTTCACGCAGCTCACATAGTAACGTGCCTATTTTATTATTTAAGTCCATTTTGTTTCCTCTGTACTGGCTTTGCCAGCAAATACTTATCACCCATCGATGCGATCACAGCTTTAACTCGTTGCTCACGATTAGGGTCTGGCTCAACCTTTAACCCATAAACGCTTTTAAATACAAGACCGTGACCGTACTCATCAATTAATTGATTTATGTAGTTCATCATAATAACTGCTCCAGTTTATAAAGTTTATATTTGCCAGACTCATGCCAGATGTCGTTAATCTTATAACCCTGGTGGCGTAGTTCACCTACCCTAGTGGCCAGCTTCATCGTGCCAGCTTCGTTAAGTGCATCGAGTGGGGACTTCCATCCCCTGCTTAAACATTCAAGTATTTTTGCTTTTTGTGACATGATTAGCTCCTTTTTAATTGGTCAACTGTTTCAGTTACTTCTGCTAAAAAATTAATAATCTCTGTTTCCATGTTAGTTATGAACTCTGCATCCCTTTCTACACGTATAACAACAAGCTGTAGGTTGTCTGGGAATGTTGGGTTGTAGCTTACAAAGTCGCACCACCTAGCTCCGGTACAAGCCATTTGCATTTGCATCTGGGGGATATATTTTGTAGGGGCTTTCTTAGTAAGCAAAGTCTGACCATGTGCTGTTTGACCAGGACATTTAATCTCAATCAATCCGTAGTTGCCAACAAGACCATCTGGGCTTGCCCCTGCCATTTCAATGCTTGGATGTTGGATAAAGCCTACTTCCGTTACAAATACATCGTTTAAATGCTCATAGGCGGCACGTGCTAGGGGCTCACGCTCCGTTCCTGTGTCCATTGATGTATTGGTATAGGTTTCCTCTTTTAAACCCGTTAGACGTTCACAAACGAGTTGCCAGCGATAATTAGCACGACTAGCAGACTCCCCTGTTTTGACTGTAGCTAATACATCGGCTACTTTGCTGGCGGTTACTTTGCCTATGCGATCAGCAAACCATTCGGCTGTGCGTTGTTCATTCATTTTGATTCACCTTCAAATAATGATTTCATTTCATCTTTGGCAGCAATGATCTGCTTGGTGGCTGCAGCATCGTTTTGCACTTTAGGGTAAACGTCTTTAAATGCTTTCAATAAATCATCAAGTGACTTGGTATCGGTTATTTGTTTTATTAATGCTTGCATATTGATTGTCGGTTTCTCTGGCTGCTTTTGTTGGTGTATTGCATTGACCACTTCATTTGCAGATGCAAACTCTGTACCACCAATACCGAACGCTGCTAAGGCTCTGCCTATTGCTGACGTTTCGCAGTTCTCAACGTAGCTGGTGCGGTTGATTTGGCTATTGGCCCTAAACTCTTGTGCGTGACCGTTAGCGATCAAGCGGCTGTCCTCGTTTAGTATGCTAGCTTCAACAATGCACTCATCTGCGTCAATCTTAATGATCTTAGTTTGGATGGTGTACTCAGGGCAGGACTCTCTGAAACGTGCAACACGACTAGCAACCGTTTCGTAAGCCTTACCATGTATCTCTACAAATCCTTGTTTTGTCATTTTCATTCTCCTAAAGATTAATTTCGGTGTCAGCAGGTAAACCGTTAAGGTCTAGGAAGTCTGCTAGTGCGTCACCAGATTCAAGTAATTCAATTAAAGCTGTGCCGTTGCATATTGAGTAGTTGCTGTATAAATACTCGCTGAACTGTTTTTGCAGATCGGCTTTGTGTTCTTGGTATTCGTTAATGGATAACTCATCCATCACCTCTGCTTGGAATTGTGCCTGGCACATATTAAGCTCCTATCAGTAAGTAAAGAAAAACAAGCATAGCCATGCTAAGGACAAAACAAACACCTTCTATTGCTGGTGTCCAATCTTTTTTAAGTTTGTGGTTTTTATAGTCAATCATGATTTACTCCATCGCTAGTTCTAAAAGCCAAGCTGCGTGTTTGTTGGTGTCGTAGTTTGCATCAACAAAGTGTGCTGTTTCACTTATGCGTTTATTGTAAAGGTCACGAATACGACCCAACTTATCGTCATTAGCATCGTAAAGAATCACCAGCACCTGGTCGGTGATGATGTCTAGTTCCTCAACGTAGTCTGATAAGTTTGGTGAGTTGATTAAGAACTGCTCAACTAGATCGGGAATGTTGCAAGGTATGGTTTCAGAAAAATCATCATCAAATTTTGCTCTAACGTATTTCATAATAGTGTCCTTTGTAGGGGCTTGCGCCCCATTAA